AGTCACTCGTGACTTCCCCGAGGACATCTGGGACAAGATCAAGGACTACGACGTGGTCAAGAATCTCCTGTCCCTGGGCGCCCTGCGCATCCAGGACGAGGAGCCAGCGGGCGAAGCCACCGCGCCCAGCGTCAAGCAGGACACCCTGGCCGACATGCCCCTCAACGAGGCGATGAACCTCGTGGAGGCCAGCTTCGATCTGGATCAACTGCGCCGCTGGGACGCCAAGGAGTCCCGCATCCGGTTGAAGAACGCCATCGCCAAGCGAGTCAGCGCCATCACTGAGGGCAACGGCTGATGGCAGTCCCCACGTCCAGCGCATTTCTCCTCCGCTTCCCCGAGTTCGGCGAGCAATCGCTCTCGGTGATCGAAGGCGCGCTGAGCGAGGCTGGGCGCTCCGCATCGGCCACAACGTGGGGAACTGTTCACACCGATGCAGTCAGCTACCTGGCAGCTCATCTGCTCGCCACACGGACGATGCAGATCGGGCTGCAGGTAGGCACTGCGTCTGGCACTCCTACAGGGTCAGGGTTCGACTCCACCCTCTACGGCCAGGAATACCGGAGGTTGCTCGACAGCCTCCCTCTCAGCGGCTTCGCCTTGTAACCCATGGCCATCTCGGCGAGCACGATCTCCGCCTACGCACCCTGGGGTAACGCCCAGTTGGCGTTTCGGGTTGGGACGGGCATGCCTTCCACGGATGCTGCCACCGGCAACACCGTTCAAGGCACCGAGGTGATTGAGTACCTCGCCGCTCTGAGCCTCCAGGCCCCTAACTGGAAACCCGAGAGCGGTGTGGACGGCACCACTTACATGTGCAAAGGCCGGTTGCTAAGCCCGACGATCCTCGACGCACGGATCACAAACGGCTCACAAGCCGACGCAGTGATCAATGGCTACCGAGGTCGTTTTGAGCTGGTTTTCGACCTTGCCATGGATGCGGTGCACCGCACTGACCTCCGCCAGTCAATCGAGGGTGTGTTCCGTCTGATTGGGTACGGAGGCACATGAGACTGCGCAAGTACACGCTCGACCAAGACCTAGAGCGCGCCACGATCAGCGCCATGCGCGAGCTCGCGACATGGCTGGACGCTCGCTTTACCCAGGAGATTTCCGCGGTGAAGTGGGAGTACCCGACTCCTCCGCAAGTCCGCGACATCGTGGATACCGGAAGGCTCCGCGCCAGCCAGACACGAGTGGTCAACCCCGATGGGAGTATCCGGTTTACCTGGCCAGTCGAGTACGGCAATCAGGTGCACGAGGGTGGCGTGAGCCCAACCGGACTCCGCTTTCCTGGCCGCCCCTGGACCAAAGCCCCGATGGCTGAGGCCCCAGCAAAGTTTGGCTCGTTCCTCCGAGCCCGTCTGCAAGGAGGGTCATGAGCGCAGTCGTGGCCTACCCCACAGTGCTCGACGTCCGTAGGACGATCGAACTGCACATCCTGCAGCTGTATGAAGCCGACGGCACAACGCTGAAGGCAAACACAACTTGGCCGGGGTACTACACCCTGCCAACCAATGCCCGCGTTCCCGCCGTCTACGTCGTGGGACAGACCATGGTTCCTTCCAACTGGAAGGTGACCGGCATTGAAACCACGATCGAAGATGTCCCCGAGATCGTGGTTCCTGACGCCAGCGCCAGCGGCCTCGTCTCCTACGAACGCTGGAATGTGCGCTTCACAAACTACGGGGCGGCACAGGGCACAACAATGCCCATCACCCTGTTGGACATTCGGCGGCGACTAGCCCGCGCATTCCCGCGGGATCAGGTCACCTATATGCCCCGAACTGAAGCCTCATTCGAGGCGATCACGGCCCAGGTCACTGGAGCCGTTCTCACACCCCCTCTTCCGTAAGGAGACCCTCCCATGGCTGATTACGCCATTGGCCTGTCAATGCACAAGGCCCACCGCACAATTGTGCGGGCTGTCACGCTGACTGCGCCGAACCGTTACTTCGCGACCCGCGGCAACGATGGCTTCGTCACCCTGCCGACGCTGGGTACAGGCGATAGCTACGTAGAGCTGCAAGGCATTTCGCAGACCAGCTTCCAGATCAACGACAACGAGACCGAGTTCCGTCTGCTCGGTGACGACGGCTGGGCTGACTCGGTGATCACCGGCGCCCGGGTGCAGGCCAGCTGCACGACGTACTTCATGAAGGACGCCGAGATCCTGGCCGGCCAGACCACCCCGACCTTCCGCGGCAACTACGAGGAAGGCTTTGCTCTGATCGAGCGCTGCCGCTACGACAAGGACTTCGAGATCTACGTCGAGTTCCTCAAGGAGCTGGGCCAAGCTGACGGCAGCAGCGGCAACTACATCTATGACTTCACCGGCTTCAACTGCGTTCTGATGAACTTCCAGGAGAGCCGTAATGCCGAAGGTCTGACCGAGGTCTCCTTCGACATGATGTCCCGTGGCCGCGCTGTCTTCGGTCGTTACAACGCTGGCGGCAGCCCGATCAGCTTCGGTGGCGTTCAGTCGACCCTGCTGGGTCTGGTGAACGGCACCCGTCAGGCGGCTGTGGTTCCTGCAGACAACGCGTCTGCGGTGAACGTGGCCAACGATCTGACCGTGACGTACACCACCAACGGCACCGTGGCGATGACCCAGCTCGCCCTGGGTCAAACCGATGGCTCCGGCTTCCGCCTGGAAGTGGCCTCAAGCGGTGTGAAAGTCCCTGCTGCGGTCAGCCTGGCTAGCAACGTGGTGACGATTAACCCCGACGCGAGCCTGTCTGGCGGTACCATCTACCGCCTGCGTGTCTCAGATGGTGCCCTGACTCAAGCAGTCGATGGCACCGGTGCACCTTCTGCCTCTGGCGTTAAGCGTCCGATCCAAGGCTTCACCACCACCTTCCGCACCGCTTGATAGCGGTAACAATCAACCCAATGCCCCGCCAAAAGCGGGGCTTTTTTGTAGGAACATGACCCATCCACTTCTGACGGACCCAGCCTCAACAGTATTTGCAGTCAACTGCAGCACCCTTGACAACGGAGACCTGCTTTGCGGCGCCATATACGTGATGCCGAACAACCCATTTGCGGTTATACGCTTAGCGGATAGCGGCGCTAGATTCGATGTGGAGCTCCCACCCGAGCTCGTGAACAGCTCTCAGGCGATAACCGCTTGGGACATCACCTTGTCACTTGCTACTGAACAGCATGGCTGATACGCGCTACTCTTCACTTCTGTTCAGAACACAGGAATATCACCGCATCGGTCCTTTTAGGTTCGCCATCTACAAAGACCTGCTGCCTGGCGAGATGCGCAAGCTGGAGCAGATTAACCGCGAGCACGCTAAAGCGACCTATCAGAGCCTGAAGCTCGCAAAAGCCATCGCCAAGAAGCGCGGCATTCGCCCCAGCGAAGCAGCAAAACTGCTGAGCGATCTCGGTGGTGAGGATCAGGATCTGATCTTCGAGTTCGCCGATGAGCTGGAGGAGAATCAGCGCAACGGATTCAGCGTCGTTGAGCAGCAGGCTGCAAGCGTCACAGCGTTCATGCAGCTGCGCGGCGAAGCTGCCTTCCCGGCGAAGCCAGACGAGTGGATCAAGACCTCGGACTGGGCCCAGTCAGACACGGACATGATGCCCACGCAGATGATGCAAGAGATCTTCACCTTCATCATGTGGGAACGGGAGGGCTGGCCTGAGGAGGGAAAAGAGCAGACGAAAGAAGTGAAGAAGACGTAGAGCCGAAGAGCCCGGACGAGCAGTTCGAGGCTTACTACAACAACGTGTATGCGTACGTGGAGTCCCCCGAGACCGACTGGGACTCCTTGTATGTGCGCTTAAAACTGAGCCCGCTCGGCTCTGACATGACGCCCGAGTCGTTCCTAGCCACACCGGTCCGCGTGATCGGTTGGCTGCTCATGAAGCTGAACGAGCACGAGCAATACCAACAGAACATCTTGGCCCACGGCACTGCGATCCTGAACAATCAGGTGATGTGGGCCATGTACGGGATGGGCGGAGGCAAGGGGCCGAAGCCTACGACGACGTATCGAGACTTCTTACCGTTCCCTGAAGTCGCAAATACGCAAGAGCAAGCGCGCAAGAGCTCAAGGATGAAGCAGACCAGAAAGGTGCTAACAGAGCTGCTTCAGTCAGGGGAGTTACCCTACAACATTGTATTAGCACTGTGGCACGGACCTGGCAAGAATCAGCCGTAATATACGGTTAGCGTGTACGCCCGAGCGGAAGAGCTGTGGCCGACTATCGCATCCTCATCGAAGCGGATACGGCCGAGGCTGAAAAGGGTCTCGAGCGGGTTGACACGGTAGCGGACGCCGCCGCCCGAGATCGAAAGCTGAAGTTTGAAATTCCCAACTTAAACGACATAAACAATGGAGTTGAGCGGCTGAAGACAGGAATCGAAGGAGCGGCTAACAATATCAAGTTGTTTTATGGTGTTAGCAAGGGCCTGCCGGTTATTGGCGAAAAAATCCTCAATGCAGAAGAAGCATTTATTGCCACGAGATCCGCGATTGATGCTGCCAACGAATCCATCAATCGCGGTGTCGGTGCTGGTGACCTGCTAAGCCGCACATTCGAGAAGCTCTCTTCAGGCGCTGACTTCCTTGTCACAAACCTCGCAAAGATCGGCTTCGCTCTCTTCGGCCTTCAGAAGGTGGTCGAAGTTCTGCAAGGAGCCTTCGGCAAGCTGTTCGCGGAAACGATCGGCCGCGAAATCCAGCTGCGCGAGACCCTGCTGAAGACACAAACGACTGTGGCCTCGATGTCCGACGTCTTTGTCGGCGGTAATAAAGTCACCGATCCCCTGGAGAAGATCAAGGCCCTGACCGGCTCAGTCGAGAAAAACATCGACTCGATCCGAGAGCGGTCCCTCGAACTTGCAGGCGTCACCTCCAGCGAAGTCGTCG